TCATCAGGCGGCACAAATATGTTTGATTACTATTTAGACCTACCACAATAGAAGGAAAAAAAATGTTAGAATTTTATACATATAATAAAACAAACGGAAAAATAGGGAATTCTGGATATTTTTCCCCAGAGTTTTCTCCAGTTTTGCGTGAAACTCAAAAAATTATTTTAGGAAAAAGTGCAACCCCAGAGCAATATCATGACCTAGATACTGACAAATTGACTACACGGCCAATCTTAAATATAGAAGATATTATATTAATAGTTGATCAAGAATATAATCCACCAAATATTCCATCTGGAACGATAGTAAATGTAGATGATGAAGATGTTGGCATAGTAGATAATACTGGACTTATTTTAGTTTTTCCAGTTGCAAAAACTTATAAATTATATTTAAAACCACCATTCCCATATTTTGAAAAAACTATAACAATAGAGGTTATTACAGAATGACTAAAATAATAATTGACAAACAAAAAGTCATAGACAAACAAATAGTTGAATTAAAAAAACTAAGAAATATTGCTTATATAAATGAAGCTGATCCTATATTTTTTAAATCACAGCGTGGAGAAGCCACTGTAGCAGAATGGCAAGCTAAAATAGAAGAAATAAAACAAAGATATTTATATCCAGGAGAATAATAATTAATGTTAGAATTAACAGTAAGTCAACTATCTAGTATACTACCGAACAATAAAGAAATTAATAAATGGTATGAAGCCATGATAAAAATATTACCAAAATATGGTATAACAACTGATAAAAGATTGGCTGCATTTTTATCGCAAACTAGTCATGAAAGCTTAGATTATACGGTTTTATCAGAAAACTTAAACTATAGTGCAACTGGATTGAATACCGTATTTCCTAGATATTTTAAAAATGCTGGAAGGGATGCAACTCAATATGCTAGACAACCTGAAAAGATAGCAAATGTGGTTTACGATGATGCAAACCGAAGCATCAACGGCAAATTAGGAAATACTGAGCAAGGAGACGGATGGAAATATCGTGGTCGTGGTATAATCCAGCTTACTGGTAAAAATAATTATATTGCTTTTGCTAAAGATATTGATATGACGCTAGAGGAAGCAGTTGATTATGTTCAAACTAAAGAAGGTGCATTGGAAAGTGCAGCTTGGTTTTGGAAAGAAAGAAATATAAATGTTGTCGCAGATACTAGCGATGTTGTTGCTGTTACTAAATTAGTAAATGGCGGCACCCATGGTTTGGCAGACAGAACTATTAAATATAATCGTGCTATTAAAATATTAAATTCCAGCAATGTTCAAAGTCATGTGATTGATGAAAATAAAGTAGAACCTGTAGTAGTAAAAAATAAATTACCAATTATAAAATTAGGAAGTAACGGCGAGGCGGTATCTAGGGTGCAATTGTATTTAAAAATTCCAGTTACTGGAATCTTTGATCAAAAAACACATGATTCTGTTGTTAAATGGCAGAAATATAACGGACTATCGGTTGATGGTGTCGTTGGACCCAACACTTATAAAAAAATGAACATATCTTAAAGATAACTCTTGACATCTGTGTGGTTCTTGTATATAGTTTACTTACACTATGAAATATAACGGAGACATATATGACCAGAGTTTTTTCTGACGTTGAGAGAACAAAAATTAAGCAAATAATCACTGAAGGTGTTCATGTTACAAATGAAATAGAAGCACTCCGAGGTGGCCTAAACGATACGGTAAAGGCTATTGCTGAAGAACTTGATATTAAGCCAGCATTGCTGAAAAAAGCAATCAGAATTGCTGCAAAAGCAAATCGCGAAAAACAGCGAGAAGAATTTGATGAGCTAGAAGCGATACTAGAATCTGTATCACTGGGTTAATTAAAAAACCACAATAAATCAAAACGGGCATAAGTGCCCGTTTTTTATTCACAGGAGAAGATACTTGAGTTATACAGATGCGTTCTTAGATAGAGATAAAGATATTATTCACGTTGTTGAGCGTAAAAACAATAAAAGATACTTTTTACAACATCCAGCAGTATATGTTTTTTACTATCCCGATAAAAAGGGTAAGTATAAAAGCATATTTGGAGAAAATCTTACAAAAGTAGTATGCAATGGAAAAAAGCAGTTTAGCAAAGAGAAAAGAATACATTCTAATAAAAAATTATATGAAAGTGATGTAAATCCAGTATTCCGATTTTTAGAAGAAAATTACCCAGATCGGTTTGCTCCTGAATTAAATTTAGGGTTTTTCGACTTGGAAGTTGCCTTTAATACTGAACTAGGATTTGCACCACCAGATGATCCATTCAATCCTATAACGGCAGTTGCGTTGCATTTAAGTAACTTACAAAAAACTATATGTTTAGTGGTAAAGCCAGATTCGTTTTCAAAAGAAATAGCAGAAAATATAGCAAACTCATTTCCTGACACCTTTTTAATGGACAGTGAAGAACAATTACTTCTTACTTTTTTAGATTTAATTGATGATGCTGACGTATTAAGTGGATGGAATAGCACAGGGTTCGACATTCCATATCTTGTTAATCGTATTGCAAGAACTTTAGGAAAAGAGTATACTCGCCAGTTATGCTTGTGGAACCAATTCCCTAAAAAAAGAGAATATGAAAAATATGGAAAAGTCAACGAGACATATGATCTAGTAGGTAGGCAGCATCTTGACTATTTAGAATTGTATAGAAAATATACATATCACGAAATGCATAGTTATAGCTTGGATGCTATTTCTGAATATGAACTTAATGAGAAAAAGATTGCATATGAAGGAACACTTGACCAATTATATAATCGAGATTTTCATACGTTTATTGATTATAATAGACAAGACGTTGAATTGTTGGTTAAATTAGATAAAAAATTACAATTTATCGACCTTGCTAATGTTATTGCTCATGATAACTGTGTAATATTGCCTACTACTATGGGTTCTGTTGCACAAATTGACCAAGCTATTATAAATGAAGCACATATTCGTGGCATGATAGTTCCAGATCGTGTAAGAGAAAAGAAAAAAATACAAAAAGTTAAAGAAGTTGAAGAAGATTCGTTTGAATATTATGATGACAGAAAATACTTTTCTGAATTTAATGAAGACGACGAAACTGCGGAAGATTCGGATACAGTAGCTGGTGCATACGTTGCACAGCCAAAGATTGGGGTTCATAAATGGATCGGCAGTATCGACTTGAATTCGCTATATCCAAGTATTTTACGTGCATTGAATATGAGTCCAGAAACACTTGTTGGACAAATAAGACTTGAATTCACTTCGGAAATGTTATCAAAGTTTGAAACTGTTGTAAAAGCATGGGACGGAAAGTTTGCTACCCCAGAGTATGAACTTGTTATGAGTAAAGATAAAGTAACTATACTTCATTTAGATATGGAGAATGGAGAAAGCTATGACTTGACAGGGGCAGAAATATATGATCTAATCTATCATCGTGGATATCCATGGATGCTAACTTCCAATGGAACAATATTCTCCAATGAAATAATCGGAATAATACCCGGATTATTAGAGCGTTGGTATAAAGAACGTAAAGACTTACAGAAAAAAGCAAAATCATTTAAAGGGATAGATGATAAAGAATTTGCGTTTTGGGATAAAAGACAATTAGTTAAAAAGATTCTATTAAACTCATTATATGGAGCATTGTTGAACGTAGGAAGCAGGTTCTTTGATGCAAGACTAGGACAAAGCACTACCTTAACTGGTAGATGTATTGATCGTCATATGGCTGCTACTGTAAATGAAATTTTTACAGGATCATATGACTACAAAGGCGATACTATCATATATTGCGATACTGACTCTAGTTATTTTTCTGCATACACAGTTTATAAAGATAAAATTGATAATGGAGAAATTGTTTGGAATAAAGATACCGTTATCGAATTCTATGATGCGGTATGTGAAGAAGTTAACAAAACTTTCCCAGAATATATGAAAAACTACCATAATAGTCCTGATTCTTTTAATTATACTATTGCGGCTGGTCGTGAAATAATAGCTAGCAATGGTCTTTTTATTAAAAAGAAAAGATATGCCCTCATGGTATATGATACCGAAGGTTATCGCGAAGATGCAACTGGCCCCGGAAAATTAAAAGCCATGGGGCTTGATTTAAAACGAAGCGACACTCCTTCATATATGCAAGAATTTTTGAAAGAAATACTTCTAGATGTTCTAATGGGACAAACGGAAAATGAAATACTTTCAAAAATAAAAGATTTTAGAAAAACATTCAGAGCAATGAATCCATGGGATATGGGAACACCAAAACGAGTTAACAAACTAACTTATTATTATTCGACTGAATATAAAATCGCAAAAGATGGATCAGAAGAATATAAAGGAAAATCCCGTATACCGGGGCATGTAAGGGCAGCAATCAATTATAATAGATTGTTGAAATTACATAATGATAACTTTAGTATAAAGATTTCAGATGGAATGAAAACTATAGTTTGTAAGCTAAAAGACAATCCGCTTAACATAACAAGTGTTGGAATACCAACTGATGAATCTAGAATTCCAGAATGGTTTAAAGAACTACCATTCAATACAGTAGAAATGGAAAATGCAATTATTACTAAAAAAATACAAAACCTATTAGGTGTATTGAAATGGGACTTAAAAAGCAGTTTAGACAATACTACTTTTAATTCATTGTTTTCATTCGAATGATTTTTCTTGACAAGCGACACAAACTAGTATAATATAAACATAACATAAAATTGGAGAACACTGTATGTTAGAAATTAAAGATGTTATAAGCGACATCGTTAAACACACAGCCGTTGGGTTTATAGAACACGTTAAAATAACAGGTTCTGCCAACGAAACACTTATAGATGCAATGGATACAGATAGAACTGTAATTTTAAAAGCAAAGTTACATCAACCAATAACCGAATTTAATGGAGAAATTGGGTTTGGTAACTTGGGTTT